TGATAACGCCATTCCATAGGAGCAGTAACTGCAAGCGGCTTTATTGAATAGCGACTCGTCGCTACCAAAAACCAATTGCCTGATCCTATCCCAAGTTACACTGTGAGGTTCAGTGTTGAGCGAGCCTAGTGCTTCGCTCAGTGTTGTTGTCCTAGGTTGGGGGTATGCATCTAGGGCATCAATGCCCGCAGCTATACCTGCCCCGACCCTAGTGTAAGTAAGTGTCAGCCCCGATCCCGGTTTAACTACGACAGGTTTATACGATGATTTCAGCATCGCGCTGTATAGTTGCCCGTGTGTGACACCTGCTTCTTTTAAGACTGCCGCGGATATATATCTACTAATATATGCCTCCGTGGCGTACGAACACTTCCTCCTGTCCTCATAAATGGGCCTTCTCGACAAGCCCAAACCAATCACCGTCGTCCCGAAACCAGGGACTCGCTTTGCTACTGGCATACCACCTACACTCACCCTGTGACGCAATATGTCCTGACTGTGTAAAGCCATTGTAGGCACAAAAGTGATAAGACTGCTCTCGAACAATAAACCCAACCGCTCCTCGCCGCTCCTATTAATAAGTGACCATGCCATAGCTGCGTAAGTCCGCACATACTCCGTTTCGTCCATTATCGTGTCGGACACCCAGCTTCCGCTCACAGCACTTGATATGGTCCTAGCCGTATACCCACGAGCACCTTCACGCGTGAATACGTGACGCAAAAACTCCCCGCAAAAACAACCGACTACTTGCTTACTCTTGTTAAGCCTAAAAACGCTGTCGAGCATTCTCGTCGCAACCGAGTCGACCAACGTAACACCACCTCCAAAAATCACGTCGTCGCCTGCGTGTAGTGAATCAACCATCCAAAAATCATCCCCCAACTGCATCTCGCAGTACGCCGCATTGAGGATTGTGTTGCAAAAAGTCGTGCAACGATGACCACTAAATAAGGTGCCAACCGCACGCTCTTCACGCATGACACCCCCACTCTCCCAGTGGATGTAGGCGTTGTACCACGACTCGCGAGCCCACTCCCTCACATACTCGGGTGCACCAACCGTGGCTTCATCCACGA